TGAGTAATTAAAAAAATATAATTGGCCAGGAGCAAATCCAGCTGTATCTGCAGCATCATCATCAAAGTTTGTGGATCCAAGTTCTTCAAGTAGTTGACTACGAAAGTAGTCCTCACTGACTTGACCAGTTACTTTATTCAATATATTCTGTAGAATACTCATCTGATTCCTAGTTCTTTTTCAGTCATAATTTTGAACTCTAATTTACGATCTTCACAAAACTCTCTTGCAGCTTTCCACTTTGCTTGATTTTTCACATATGTCATTGACTCATTTATCAATGTTTTTCTTGATTTACCCTTTGTTATCTTTGGTTCCAATGTCTCCCTCATTGGTTTCACTTCAATCACCGATCTACGAATATTACTGTCTTTATCCTTATATTTAATGAAGAAATCTGGAAAATATCTACGAACACGATTTGTAGTTGGATCTTTATAGGGTATCCAGAATTCTTCTGATGCCCATTCAAGTATATTCTCATTCAAATCGCAATAATTCATAAACTTTCTTTCCCAAAGAGACCTATAAATAATATTTTGAGAGTCTCCTTTATATTTTTTAGGATTAGAAGGCCTATATATTCCTTTATAACTCATATATAGTAATAACAACTCAAACTTATTTATTAAGAACATGGGATTCCCGAACGAGACTGATATATTTGGATCAAACCCTAATAGAAATAGTATCTTAGATGTTAGAGATACCGTTGCAAGACCTTCTCTTGATACTTTTTATGAAGTTGATTTTTCTTTTGGAAAAACAGACAGATGGTTAGGATCAATTGGTGGCGAGAAAAATCGAACTCAAGGTAATGGTTTTAAAAGAAAGATGTCTTTGTTATGTACACAGGCTGAAATTCCAGGCACGAGTTTTGTTCCATCAACCGCTATTGGTCATCATCAGGGTATTCAAGAGGAATTTCCCAATTTAAGAAATTTTCCGCCACTAAACTTAGTTTTTTATTGTGATGCGGATCAAATAATAATACAAGTCTTGGAGAAATGGATGTCATATATCAACCCAATTTTCACAGAATTAGAATCATCACAAGCATATTCACGATTTAATTATCCAGATGATTACAAGGAAGATATTTCTATTACAAAGTTTGAGAGAGATACCTTTGTTAAAGGTTCGAGAGGATCTAGTTACAAATCGCATATTTCACAATTTAAATTTAAAAATGTGTGGCCATCTAATATGACATCGATGAGAGTTGCCTATGGTGATTCAAATGTGTTAAGATGTACTATACAGTTTGCTTATGATAGATTTTTTACATCTTTTACACAAGGTACAAAATCCAAAGAACAAAATCGTGCTGTTCTTAATTCAGTTGATGATATCATAAACACTAATAATACTATGGACATTATTAACAGACAAAAAAAGATTGATAGTGAGAGAGGATCTGGAACATATTTTGGATTCTCTGAGAATAGTTAAACTACTAATTCAAAAAACTTCCCTATATAAAATACTGAATAAAATATCATGCCTTTACCAACCATTGAAACTCCAACCTATGAGTTAAAACTACATTCATCAAATAAAAGAGTTAGATATCGACCTTTTCTTGTAAAAGAGGAGAAGGTTTTGATCATAGCATTAGAATCAAAAAGTGAAAATGAGATTACAAATGCTGTGAAGGACGTATTAAAAAAATGCATCCTTACAAAAGGAATTGATGTTGATAGTCTCCCCACATTTGACATTGAATATCTATTTTTAAATATTCGAGCTAAATCAATTGGAGAAGATATTAAACTTACAGTGACTTGTCCCGATGATAATGAAACTAAAGTTCCAGTCACAATTTATGTGGATGAGATTAAAGTTGTTAAACCAAAAGGACATACAAAAGATATTAAACTTGACGATAAACTAACTCTTCGTATGAAGTATCCATCTTTGAATCAGTTTATTGAAAGTAATTTCACCACAGATGATGAAGCCGAAACTCTTGTTGATAAAACTTTTAGAGTTGTTGCTGATTGTATTGATACCATTTATACCGAAGAGGACGCTTGGGATACTAAAGATTATACTCCTCAAGAAAGAATGGATTTTGTTGAACAATTGAATTCGAGTCAATACAAGAAGGTGGAGAAATTCTTTTCAACAATGCCTAAATTAACTCATACAATTGAAGTTGTAAATCCAAACACAAAAGAAAAGGGAAGTGTCGTTTTGGAGGGCTTAGCTAATTTTTTCGTCTAAGTATTGCAAGGGAGGATCTTGAATCCTATTTCCGTACCAATTTTGCTCTCATGCAATACCATAAATATAGCTTGACGGAACTCGAAAATATGATGCCTTGGGAAAGGGAGGTTTATGTCGCCCTTCTTCAGCAACATATTGAGGAACAAAATCTAAAGAACCAACAACAACAAGGTGTTCAAAGATATGGATGAAGAGAATAAAAAAATAAACATAGACAGTTTTTTCAATCGAATTGAAGAAGTTGATCAGGTTGCTGGTAAGGCCTTAAAAAAATCGAATCTTAATGCAAACGCGATAGAAGCGAATAAAACTTTGATTGATAGTTTATCGCTTACAATCGAGACAATGAAAACTGAGATTCGAGATATTGCTAATTATATAATTATTGAAAGAAAACTTGAAAAGGATGCGGAGGAAGATAGAAAATTAGAACTTGAAGATGCGGAACAAAAAAAGTCAATGACAGATAGGGCTTTAGCTCTAGCACAACCAACTTCTGAGAAAAATTCAATCGCACCACAATCAGGATCTGAAGGAGGAGGTGGTGGTTTTCTCTCAGGTCTTTTAGGTGCTGCTGGTTTAATAACACTAGCAAAACCACTAGTTCCTGTCATTGCACCATTACTTTTAAAAGCAATGGCGGCTGGGATTTCTGCGATAGTAGGCGGAGTTCTTTTAAAAAAATTTATGCCTGCAATAAAGAAACAGATAAAAAATTTAAGTGATACTTTTAAGGCTGGATTTCAAAAAACGAAAGAAATTTATAAGAACTTAGAGGGAAGAGTAAAAGATAGTTTGAAGAAAGTTGGTGATAGTTTTAAAGCTGGATTTGAAAAAACGAAAGAACTTTATAAGAACTTAGAGGGAAAAGTAAAAGATAGTTTGAAGGCTGGATTTGAAAAAACGAAAGAACTTTATAAGAACTTAGAGGGAAAAGTAAAAGATAGTTTGAAGAAAGTTGGTGATAGTTTGAAAAAAGTAAATGATGGTTTGAAGGCTGGATTTGAAAAAACAAAAGAACTTTATAAGAACTTAGAGGGAAAAGTAAAAGATAGTTTGAAAAAAGTAAATGATGGTTTTAAGGCTGGATTTGAAAAAACAAAAGAACTTTATAAGAACTTAGAGGGAAAAGTAAAAGATAGTTTGAAGAAAGTTGGTGATAGTTTCAAGGGAGAGGATTATAATCCAACAAAACCAAAACCAAGTAACCGAAGAGCAGAAGCTTCAAAGAAAAGAAGAGAGGCAGAAAAAAGAAAAAAAGAAAGAGAAGCTCTTGGATCAGTAGGATCAGTAGGATCAGTAGGATCAGTCGGTGGTGTCGCTGATTTCTTAACTGGTGGTGTATTTGATTTTGATAAAAAGGGAGAAGGTATAACTGATAATGTATTGATGGGTAATAAACTCGCAGCACAAGGTTTTAAAGGTGTAATTGATAATATGAATATTGGATCTTCTGCTAAAGCTGGAACCTTAGATGAGTTTATTGCAGGGGGTGGTGTTTTACCCGAAAATGAACCAAAAATTGAGTTGTCAGGAGCATCTAAGGAACTTATTGGAGATGATAAACCTTTTCTCAAGGCAATTGAAGATCTATCTGAGAAACGTGGAATTAACCAATCTGAGTTATTAGGCTTGATAGCGTCAGAATCTTCATTCGATCCTAAAGCTGTTAATAAGGATACAGGCGCAACAGGTTTAATACAGTTTATGCCTGAGGTTGCAGAGAGTTTAGGAACGACTACAGATGAAATACGAGAGATGAGTAGAGCTGAACAAGTAAAACTCATAGACAAGTATTTTGATATGAATAAATTGCCAGATAATCCAACTGCTGGTCAATTAAAAACAAATGTTCTGATGCCAGCCTATACCGATAAAAGTGATGATTTTGAGTTGATGACTAAAAATAAACAATTTACTGATGGTGAGGCAGGCAATCCAAATACATATTTTCAAAATCAGGGTTTAGATTCCAATAAAGATGGTTTTATTACTATTGGAGAAGCGGGAGGAAGTGTAACAAAAAAAATGAAGGAGTTTGGTATTAAAGATTTAAGTATCGAACCAATTAAAAAAAATAACTTAGATTTATCACTCAGTCAAAATTTAGAAACAGTTGATAAGTTAGTAAACGCAGCTTCTTATCAATCGGAATTTGAAAATAAAGATCAAAATGGTAGTGTGGTAGTTCAAAACAAACCAGCACAAGTTACAATTGCATCAATAAAGAAAACATCAAGTCCTGTGGCTTTTATCAAGTCGAATAAAAATAAATTCTTATCTATTAATGAGACAGAATTGCCTCCAGAAGTCGCTAGAATGTTAACGTAATGGCAGAATCTAAATTTCTTATCACTAAATGCATGTTGATGCCAAACGAGGGTTCTTCTTTAAAGGAACCTTATGAGTTGGGTCTTGGAAATCCTATTATCGATTATTATGAAAGTGTAGAAAGTCCATCAATTTCGATGACTGTCACTTTTATTGACATAGATCAAGTTATAGGTCGAGAAGGAATTACTGGTGGTGAGTATATTGATCTGACAGTTAAGGATGGAGATGTAGATGAGTTTAAGATTACATCTAAAAAACAAAAGTTGATGCTTAACTCTGTGAGAAACATGGTAACTGAAACAAATAAACAGGTCGCAACTTTGGAGTTCGTTTCAGTCGAATCAATCATTAATGAAACTTCAAGAGTAAATAAAAAATTTACTGGTAATGTATCAAACACTGTTGAAGAATTGTTGAAGAGTGATAAAAAGGGAGTTCAAAGTTCTAAAAAGTTAGATAAGGATAATTCTCTTAATTCTTATTCCTTTGTAGGTAATTTAAAAAGGCCTTTTGATACGATTCAATGGTTGTGTCCAAAAACTCAATCATCAGCAAAAGATTTTGGTTTTTTATTTTATGAAACTTTGGATGGTTATGTTTTTAAATCAATTAAGAGTTTATTAGAACAAGAACCGATAACATACACACAAACAGATAGACCTGGCGATCAAGGTTTCTTTAAAATTCTACAAAACAATTTAAATCAGACAAATGATGTTGGTATGAATATGAGAATGGGAATGTATGCTAATCGCACGTTGTATGTTGATATTGAAAATCAAACATTTGAGGAAGTTGATTTTAAAATTACAGATTTAGATTTAAAAAGACCACCTAAATTATTAGATGGTATCGAAGATTTTCCAACTCGGTTAATGCTTCGTGTAAATGATTTTGGTGTTGCACAAAAAGGAGCAAAAAAAGATGAAGTTCAACCAATAAGTGAACTTGCCGTTTATCAAAATAAGTCTTATATTAGGAATAACTTATTATTTTCACAGTCTATAAATATCTCAATTCCCTTGAATACGACTTTAAGAGCTGGAAATATCATTAATATTAGATTACCAGTCAAAAAAGATGATAAAGGCACTGAAACAAATTCTTATGGAAATGAGAGAACAAATGACCCCAGTGGTAAATACTTAGTTTCCGAATTAAGACATTTAATTGGTGGTGGTAGTGCTGAAACACAACTTAAATTAATTCGTGATGTCTTTACCGCTTAAATAAAAGAAATAGGAAAATCAAATGAAATCAATCGAAGATCACATCGAATACGACAAGAAAATTGCTGATGACCCACAGGTTAATCCAGCAGCAAGAAGACATGCAAAGGAAGAACTACATGAACTTGAAGAGTATGTCGAACATCACAAAGAAGAGA